AGACCTCAAATTTTAGTTTGGACTAACAACGGTGATACTTTATTAGTAGGTGAACAACATGGTGCTGATGTAACTGCGGGAACAATTTCCACAGGGGCAGGTTTGGGAGATTTGTATGGTTACTCGGTGACTTTTACGGGTCAAGAAACTTTACCAACATCATTTATCAGCGGTTCAACAACTGGTTCAGCGATTCCTTCTTCAGTATTGAATGGTGGAACAATCGTTTATGGAACAAATAACTAATTTGATTATTAGAGCATAAAACTTTAATCATAAATTTAAACATAGAGAGGGTATTCGTAAATGGATACCCTTTTTTATGTCTAATTCTACCAAAACTATAGTTATTTTTGTTAAAGTATCAGATAAACAATAGATAATGATTAGCTATTTCTTAACCGGCTCAAACAATTACACATTTAGAATAGAAGACATCAACTCAGGTAGTGCACTTTCATTGAAATTACAGAATATGTACACTTTAGTTAATACTTCTCAATCTATTACGGGTTACTCATTTAATGATTATGAGAACATATTAGGGTTTACTGCTTCTATTAGTGGAGCAAGAACAGGCGATGAATGGAGAGCAACAATACAAAGCGGAAGTGCTGAAGTATGGCACGGAACTATTCAGGTTTACACATCAGAATCTAACAACACAACTTATACAACACAAAACGACCAGTATGTTTCACACATTACTGACAACGAATTTATAATAATGTAATATGAACAAAGGATACCAAAACTTTTCAGTAGTAAACTTAGCACAACAGGATGTACCTGTAATTAGAGAGGATGTAAAAACTCGATATAATTGGGTGCCGTTTGGAATTTATATGCAAGATGACTTCTACCCAGCGGTTACCGAAGCATATCAAACATCTACAACAAACGCAGCATGTATTGAAGGTATTAGTGATTTAATCTTTGGAAAAGGATTATACACAAAGAACACATCATTTACTGACCAGTTATCAAAGTTACTACCTCAGGAAGAGACTAAGAGGGTAATTTTCGATTTAAAACTTTATGGCAATGGTGCATACCAAGTGATTTGGAACGATGAGCATACGAAGGTAATTAAGTTCTATCACATACCTGTGCAAACCCTAAGAGCTGAAAAGATATACGATAATCCAAAGATAGAAAACTATTTCTATTGCGTTGATTGGTTCGATATGAAAGCACAGAAATTAAAGATTAAGATTCCTGCTTTCGGTACATCTAATGAGAAAAGAGAAATCCTTTGGGTTAAGAATTACGCACCAGGTAAGTACTACTATAGTATCCCTGATTGGATTTCAGCACTTCAATTTTCACAGGTTGAAGCTGAATTGAGTAATCTACATATCAACAACATAGAGAATGGATTTCTTCCGCTTGTAATGGTGAATATGAACAATGGTATTCCTGCTCCTGAAGAGAGAGATACTATTGAAGACCTAATCGAAAGAAAGTTTACAGGCACAAGAAATGCTGGTAGATTTATGATTTCATTTAACGATGATGCAGCTAACAAACCAACTATTGATACAATACAAATTGAAAACTTACATGAAAAGTTCCAATACGTTGCAGATTACGCACAAGATAGAATCCTTGTGGCCCATCGTATTACTTCTCCATTATTGTTTGGTATAAGAACTGCAAATAACGGATTCTCCTCTCAATCAGAAGAGATGAAGACAGCTTATTCTATTATGCAGACAATGACAGTTAATCCATTCCAAAACTTAATAATAAACACAATCACCGCAGCATTGGATGAAGGTGGATATGAAGGTAGTGAACTATATTTTGAACAATTAACTCCATTGGCAATCTTAAGTACAACTGCAGAAGAAACTGGACAGACAGTTGCTCAGGTAGAAGATGATGTTAATAATCAAATGGAGAATCCTGAAACACAGGAGGAAACTACAGATGATATATCTCAAATGAGTTCAGTAGAAGATGATTTAAGTTTTATTAGAAATGTTGGTACTAAAAGTGCATTTTTCGAAAGAGAATATAAATAAAAATATAATATGGCATACGCATTATTCATAACAAGAAACGATATAATTAAAAACACTCCATTGCAGGGAGCTATAGATGCAGATAAGTTATTACCATTTGTAAGAACTGCGCAGGATAAATACCTTTTAGACCTATTGGGTACTGTACTATTTTATTACTTACAGGAGCAAATAACTGCTGGAACTTTTAATACACTAAATGTTTATTATCAGGATTTAATGGATGACCACATTAAGAATACCCTAATTTGGTATAGTTGTGTAGAGTATATTCCTTTCTCTTCTATTTCATTTAAGAGTGAAGGAGCAGTAAAACACCTTTCAGACCAATCAGTTGCGCCAGGTAAAAACGAAGTAGATTACTTAAAGCAACAGGCACAAGCAAATGCTGATTACTATGCGACTAGATTACAAAACTATTTGATTGCATATTCTCAAAACATTCCTCAGTATTTAGAAAGTGTAGGAAATATGACACAGATTTATCCAAATATGTCTAACACATATTTTGGAGGTTTAAACTTATAATATATGGCTAACATAGTTAATGATAGTGGACAGAACTTTACTCTGTATTACAACACTTTAGATTACTTTAAAACAATAATGAGTAATCATCCTTCAATTGCATCTGCAACTCAGGGTGATTTATATGGTATTGATTCAAATGAGTATCCAATATATCCATTAGCTAATATACTAATTACTAATGCTACATTTGGAACTAACATTACCACATTCACTTGTCAATTGACAGTTGCGGATAAAGTTAAGTTAAAGAATAATGAATCAGTAGGTATAAAAAACTCACAGGTAATACCATTTTATAGCACAGATGATGTAGTAGATATACACGCTAATACATTAGCCATATTAAACGATTTAACTTCATTTACACAAAGAAGTGTTGAAGCATTTGAGATTAACGCAGATATAAATTGTACTCCATTTAGAGATAATTTTGATAATGGTTTAGCAGGATGGGTAGCTACATTTGATTTAACAACCCATAATGATAAGAACCGTTGTCTGTTTAACTTATTAGGATAATGGCATTTAGATATACTTTCAAAGGTTTAGATAAAGTTGCTGAAGTATATAAAACATTAGCTTTAGCTCTTATTAAAGGTAGTTATCCAGGTTGGAGGAAAGCAAAATCTAGTCCTGGTTCTGCACCTTATGTTAGTGGCAACCTTTATAACAGAGTTAGGGATTACAATACTGCATCTCGTATGGCAACTTATAGACCTACGAGAAGTGGAAAGAAGATTGAATTACCGACTGTAACGATTTCATTAAACTATGCACCTCCTGGAGCTGAATATGGTGCAAATGTAGAAAAGGGAATAGGTAATAGTAGTGGTGTTGGGCCTAAACCATTTGCTGAATTGGCATCTAAGGATAACAGATTAAAGAAATCAGTAGATGCAGTAATGATGGGTAACGATGGACCTGTTAACATATACGCACAATTAATACAAAAAGATTTAGATAGGATTTGGGGAAAAGCAGGATTCGTCAAATAAAAAGAACTTCTTATTGGTTAAAATGTAAAGAATTAAATTATGGCTTTAACAATAATACAAGTTCCACCTTCTGCTTCACTAGCACAATCACCAATCATCTTTAGTGTATCATCTTCAACAGATGTTACACAAAGTGGATTTCAATATGTATCAGATTTATTCTATTGGACAGGAAGTGAAGCAAGTAGTGGTAGTGCAAAATATACACTAACCAAATTCCCTAATGGAAGTAATGTAGGTATTTTTGATTTTAGTAAGATACTAAACTCAACTCTTACTCAACCTGCAATAGCAAACAAATCAAATGTAAGTTTCTTTAAAGGTGATTTCTACACACAATGGTTAAGCGGTTCAACTTATGTTACCGGTTCTACCCATACAATCTCTGGCGTTTATAAAGCATTAGATGGATATTCTATATTTCAAGAACCAATCAACGGACAGATATACAATAAATCTCCATTTTGGCCTATAATGAGTGATGGACCAGTTACTCAAAGTGTATTCGATACTAACGTTGGTTCTGGTAGTGTTTACGTGGGAAATGCGGGGACATCTTCTCCGACTAGGATAATCTATAGCGGAAGTACAGGCAATGGAGTAGTGAACGTTTCTGGAACTACAGCAACAACGGGTCAAATAGCTCAGTTTCCTATGTTTCCAGCTTCACCATCTTTCCCACTTTCAACTGTAGGATTAGATTGGTACACAATACAACCATATAGTGGTTCAACCCCTTTAGGTTCTCGTATTAGATTAGAAGTAGATTGTGTTCAGAAGTATCCAAACGTTAGGGTAATGTGGAAGAACAGATACGGACAGTTTGATTTTATAAATCTTTACGGAGCATCTCAAAATTCATTTTCTACAGATAGAAGTGTTTACCAACCTCAAATCGGAAGTTGGGAAAGTTCAACTCTATCTTATAATAATTATGATTCACAAACACTTCCTTATGTGGTAAATGCTAAACAACAATTAGTAGCAAATACTCAATTTTTACCTGAGGATGAAAACGAAATAATCAAACAATTATTAGTGAGTGATGAAATCTATTGGATATATAATGAAAGTACAGGAGTAGTTAGACCTATTTCAATTACAACATCTAATATAGCATTTAAGACAGGTGTAGTAGATAAGTTGATTCAATACTCATTTACATTCGATTGGGCACAAAACTATAAATTAATTATATAATGGGAGTTGCGAGTACAAATACGATTGCGTACAAATTAGTAGCAAGCGGTAGTATATTAGACCTTTATGATGATGAAGATATATTAGTATCAGATAATATCACAGGTCTTTTTGATGTGGGTACATTACCCGTAGATTTCAGTAGAACTATTGTATTACCTGCAACTAAAAAGAATAATGCATTCTTTGAGCATGTGTATGATATAGCAATTGATACACCATATCTTTTTTCAACTAAT